TATTATCTCACTTTTTAAAACGGGTGGAATAATTAACTGGCATTAAATATTTAAGTAAGTCCAGTTTAAATCAAAACCGAAAATTCGTTACCGAAAATGATTAATGAATACTACATAACAGAATCAGCAATTATTAAAAGAGTTTATTCTGTTAAAGCTAATTCAATAGAAGAAGCTAAAGAAAAATTTAACAAAGAAAGTGGAGATTATCTACCTCCTACAGGTGAATCAGAAGATGTAGATGGATCACATCAGATAGAAGATGTTGAATTTATAAAAGAGGTAGAAAAATGAGTTTAACTTATCAACAAAAATGTTTTCAATGGGCATCTAATCAATTTCTATATGAAGAAGTACCTGACGAATATTTTGAACTGTCAGAAGAAGAACAGCATAGACATTTAGAAGAATATGCTTGGGAAGCTGTAGAACATTATGACGGATATAAATTATCTAACATTATAGATAATTTAGCAGAGCATATTATTCAAGAAATTTATCCAAAAAAGGAGGATTTTAAATGATAACTGAAAAAAGAAAACTAGAGCTACAAGCTGAAAAGCATTTAATTCAAATACTTTATGCAGCTCTTGAATCTGATGGACATTTTAAAACCATTATTCAAACAAAACCTCTAACTAAAGAGGAAATTCAAAATGTAATTAACCATTACTTATGACTGATTCATTTTTAAGAGATCATCAACCAGGAATAGATCATATGCATGAAGAAAATGCGATCAATGATCTGAAAAATGCTGGTATATATCCTGAGATAGAAGAGCCAGAAATAGATGAGGATTATGAAGATTATGAGTAAAACAATTATTGAACAATTAAAGGCTATCACTGAAACGATAGAAGATTTAATTGAAAAAGAAACAACAACTTGGTATCCAGATAGAGAATTACCAACAAGAAGTTTAACTGACTTAGAAGAAGTCTACGATTTGTTAGAACAAATAGTAAATTTTGAACCTACAGATGAGGAGATAAAAGGATTATGAGTAACTTACAAAATGATGAGATTCTTGAGAATCTTTATGAACAAGAAATTCAAAGATCACTAAAAAGAATGAAAGAGTTAGGTGGTTCACTTATGAAAGAATCTGATTTAGACCATGAATATATTGCTGAAAAGGTAAAAAAACAATTTGAAGATTTAGCACAATAAGATTACTTTTCAACTTTTTCTAAAAAATCTGATATAGATTCTCTGATTAGAAAGCCAACAGATAATCCAGGTTGTTTAAGTTCCTGAAACTTTGCATAATCATCTTCATCAACAGATATACTGATACGTTTTAGGTTCTTGATCATAATGAATGGCAAATATATATTAATATACTAGCAGACCGATATAAAAACAACCTATGAATGGCGGAAAAACATGA